CATATTCTTGTTGATTTATAAATAAATACCACACACCTTTTTTTATTTGTCAGATGTGTGGTACTCCATTATTTTATTAATTAAATATTTTCTCGAGTAGGTAGGTAAATTGAGAAAATCAGTATAAGATGTATGTAAAAATTTACCCATTAAAAAGTACTCGTCTAAAAGTATTTCTCTGTACTTAGAAGAAAGGGCGAAAAAATTCAACACCAAAGGTGACCTCCAAATTCACCTGTTCACCTGATGGTGCTCTAACAACTCTTTTTAAATCTAAAGATGGTTCATTTTCCTTTATGAATTTTTTAATAAATTTAGAATCCATAATTGGAAGATTATTTACCATTTGGGCTATTTTTTCCCTATCAGTTTCACCATTAATTTCAACAATATGTTTCATTAATTTCCAAGTAACTCTTGGAGGTGTCATATTAGTAGGATAACTTTCAACCATTTTATCTATCTCAATTATTTCACCATAAGTTAGTGGTTTAAGTTTTACATTTGCTTCACTTCGTGGTAATTTTACATTGTAATGTCCGTTTTCATCAGGTGTTGAATTTGGTTTAACAATATTTAATTCATCCAAAACTATTGTAGCTTCGAATGGTTTGTTTGTTAATGGGTCAGTCAATGTGAGTGTGTATTCAGGTCCGAATGATGTGTTTCTCAAATAAATTAAAATTGCTTCAACATCACCTTCTAAAAGTTCCTCAGGTCTTATATCTGTTTCATAAAGTTTTGCTCTTATAAGAGTTGTGACCACATTTACATTTGGGTTTGATATACCTCCCAAAATAATGTTTTCATCATTAGCTGTAAGATAACCAACTTTTACAGATTTCTTTTTATTCTTATAAAAAATACCACCCGATGGTAATGGAACAACATCGTGTGGTAAGTTAAAATTTTCAGTACCGGCTTTCATTAAATCTGCGTTCATATATAATTTTTATTAAAAAAATAAATTAACAATCAAAATAATAAAGATTCTTTTTCAATTAACATCCAACTCCCATCTTACATTACCACAATCATATATCCTATAAATCTTTCTTTCAAACATTATTTCCTTCTCAGTTTTGTTAGCATCAAAACCATGTTTTACTAATACAGATTTTCTAAAATTAAATCTATTGTGTCTTACGTCTTCTATAACATACCAGTAGTTAGGTTTTGACTGATGAATTTTATTAAAGTTCAATTTTTTATATAATTCACCATTAAACAATCGTACATCAGAATATGATACAATTTTTTTGGGTGTATATTTTTTAATGAAAAAATTAAGAAGTTTTGAAGCCGAACCAACTATGTTGTAATTTATTAAGTTACAAAATCTAGTTAATTCATACTCGTTACTTTTACCCCCCATCATTATTCTTCCTTTTCCAAAGGTCATTACTGAAACTAATTGGTTGTCATAAAACAATCCAATTCTGTATTTTGAGTTTACATTACCTTGTATATGATTCTCGTCTAAAAAAGATTTTGTTGTTTTAGATTCCAATTCTTTAACCTCACATTTCCTACCATACAAAATTTTACCATTTAATTTCAATCTATTTTTAAGGATTGATTTTACAATTTCTTTTTTATAAATCCATTCATCCTCAAAAATGTGAATTAAATTAATACCCTCTTTTTCAGCCTTCAGAGTTTTTTCGAGATGGTAGTTCGAATTTTTAAATAACTCATTGTGCCAATAAACACCATTTACTTCGATTCCAATGTTAAAATTTGGTATAAAAATATCTATTTCTGATTTACAATTTTTAAATTTTTTATTTGTGATAAACTCAATATTGTTTTCAGATAGGAATTCACATATTTCCTTTTCATACCCACTTCTATTTTTGTGACCTATAGGGTTACATTTTGTACAAACAACATATTGACGTTTATATCTTTCATACAATAATTGTTTTGATATGTTATTCGATTCACCACAATCGTCACATTTCAGTTGTACAAACTCTTTGTCTATTTTCTCTAAATTTAAATCGGGGTAACTTTTTTTGAATTTTTCTTTTATCTTGTCAGAATAGTTACTTGTCTTACTATAGTTGTCCGTACCATATTTTAAAATACAAGTTTCTTTATATTTTTCGTTGTTGTTGAATACCGGATTACCATATTTCAATAATTTTGTTTCTTTGTTTTTGTCAGGGTTGTTAAAATTTACATTACCATACTTTTCTAATTTAGTCCTTCTTTGTTTTGGTATAAAATCTTTATGTTTGGTGTAAAAATCCACCCCATATTTTTCGTTGAAGGTTTTTGTTTGTCTTTTAATCATTTCAGTTTTATTGGTGTTGATACAATCTAAAGAGCAAAACTCACCATATGGTTTATCGAACCTTTCCCTGAACTTTACATCGCTTCCACAAGAAACACACTTAGGTCTTTCTTTCAAGTTGTTGTAGTAGAACCAAATTTTCTCTTTGAAAGAAAGTTTAATTGTCAAACTTGACGTATATTCGGTAATTTTTTTGTGTAGTTCAGGGTGATTATTTAATAACCATTTTTCTTTGGTTTTATAACCAGAACTATTGTTAGTTGTGAAAAATTGAAAATCCATGTATCTATTTTTACAAATAAATATATGGATTTTATTTTTGGTTGTAAAGGTTATACAAAATTAGTACACCAAAATACATCTATCCATTCTAAGGTTTGCTTGGATTGTTGCTATTTTGTCATCACTATATGATAGTCCTTGAAAATCAACGTTAGTTAAAAAACAACCCTCAAGTATCCATTTTTCAACAACAACACCTGTTGGGTCTAACATTTCTAAATCAACATTTTTCTTATATCCCGCAGCATACCCCATACGTCCCGTTACTGATTCAGCATGAAGACGAACCCATTCCATAAGTGCTTGTGCTGCAGATGGACCGATAGGGTCTCTAAAAGTAACAGAAATTTCTTCCCAGTTAAATCTACCTGCAACATATGTTGAAGTGTTTAAAAATGGAATTTCAACCGAGTTTATCTTAACTTTTGGTCTAGATGTTGATTCCACGAACCATTCATTAATACCTAAAGAAGAAGGAAATCTCATAATAAACCTATTCTGTCTTTTAGGTTCATAAGGTATGGGCATTTTCATCAATAAATCAGCCATCGTATTTCAGTTTAAATTTTTATTCTTTTTTATTTTAAATATAAATATCTTATTATTTTTTTTCTATTGACTTTATAAAATAAAAAAAGTATTATTATACTAGAACTAGTTAAATATTATTAATATAATATTTTATATTAATTTATATAATATTCTTTTTATTCTAGTTTCTAGTTGTAATTCTTCTTCATCTGGTTTGTATTCCTTTTTAATACCTCCGTGTGTTGAAAATATTTTAACATCTTTTACCCCCTTACTCATTGCCTTAATATTTCTCGGGTCATCATCAGAAAATCCTATCATAGGAACAAATTTATTTCTTATTTCGTTTTCTATCTTTTTAGATAATCTTAAGTTTAACTTTTCAGCTTGACCTTGAACATATTGTTTGAATCTATTCATTGCTGCAATTTTAGCTACTTCAGGGTTTGTTGCTGACCCTTCCCCATAAGAAACAGGGTAATACCTATTCATCTTAAGATATTTCATAATTTCAGTTTCTTTGTCCTCGGGATTTTCACCTGCATTGATTCTCATTTCTTTTAAGGAATCATATAACATATCCGAATCTATACCTCCTCTATTTGAATCTATAAGTTTTTTTACCCCCATCATTAAAGTAGATGGTCTATGTCCTCTTGCGGTTATAATCGAGAATAACGAACCATTATTAATTGCTTCTACAAAATCAGGCCATGCAGCATCATTAGCTAATTCAGCACTCATTACATCTTTTAAAAATTTACCATCGCCATCAACTTTGAAATCTCTAAAAGGCTCAGGTGCAAAATCCACTATTGTAAATCCATTGTATTCAAAAGGTTCTTTACCTATTAGAGTTCTATATTCAGCAAAGTCCTCAGTCCCCATACCTACTTCGTCACCATCATCATCTAATAGATAAATTTTTGTTGGCATATACATTAAGTTATCATCCCAATCGAAAGCATAATACTTCATTGGTATCTCTCTTTCTTCTAATTCTCTTAGTAATTTAATAATTGTATTTCTCATACCGATAAATATGTCTTAATTAAAAAAGGGGGAGACAAAATCTCCCCCATTTATTATTATCAATTTTTAGATATTCTCAAATGATGCACCTGTTGGTGTAATGTAGAAAGTAATATCTATGAACTCTAATGAACGAGTAGGTTTGATATATATCTTACCTGTCAATTGGTTTCTATCCAAGTCAGCTGGGTCATTAGAAACTGTTACACGGAAATCATATAAACCTCTATCTCTTCTGATTGCGTCTAATATTGGATTAACTGCGTCTAAGAAATCTTGTCTAACTTTTTCATCATTTTGTTCGAATAACAATCTTACTGAAACCGCAGATATAAGTTTTCTTGCTTGTAGTAACAATCTTCTTACATTGATTCTATCCAAAGCCGATTCTCTAATTTGTAAAGTTTTGTTACCCCAAATTACTGTTCCTACATCTGAGAATGTTGCAATTGGATTGATTCTACCTTTGTATAGAGTATCTCTTTCTTC